TTTTTTTAGTCTCTTCTGACTCTTTGTTATATCTATTAAAAAAATTAATAGCTTTTTGTTGTTCATTAGTTAACTTTGAACCAGCTTTAATTTCTTCATAGTATTTGGACTTTTGCCCGTCCAGATGGGCTCTAGCGCTGGCAACTTGCTCTTTTAACGCTAATTTTTTTCTTTTTATATCTATTTCTTCGTCTTCGTCTTCGTCGAAAGAAAATTGATCTTCCATTAAAAAGTTTATTTCTTCTGTATTTAAATGAGGCTTAGTTTGCTTATAGTATTCATATAACAAATCATTGTTGTCTAATTTACTATAATCTTGATTAAGCTTAACGTAATCATTTAAATCACCACCAGTTTCTTCCATAAAGTTTACTAGTTTCTCTACGCTTTCAGGTAAAGGCTTACCCGTTTCTTCAGATTTTTCTATAGCTTCTATAACTTCTTCTTCTGCTTTAGCAACTTGTTCTTCTGTAGAATCTTCAGTTATTTCTTCTAGTACTGGAGTTTCAATTTTTTCTTCTACAGGTTGCTCAACAGTTTCTGTTGTTTCTTCTGTTTTTTCAACTTTAACTTCTTCAACTGGTTTATCTAAATCAACTTTAACTACGTCGTCAGTTTTTTCTTCTTCTTTTTTATTAAGATCAACTTTAACAACTTCGTCTTCGTTTCTTTTAAATTTTTTTGTTTTTGGTTTTTTTACCTTTAGCTTTTCAACAGTGTTGTCAGCTATTGGTGTTTCTTTGTTTTCTTCTTTCATAATATAATATAATAATAATTAATAATTCTATGTTGGATCAAATGTTCCTAAATCAAAACCTCCACCCATTATATCGTTACCAGCAGATTCAAAATTTAAATCTTGTGGTGTAGCTTGTATTTCTTCAGGTTGAGCTTCAAAGTTTTTAGGAGGCAACTTGTTATTTCTTTGATCAATCATTTCACTTTGTTGTGTAGCTTGTATTTTTGTTCTTTGATCTTTACGATCTTCTTTTTCTCGCTCTCTAGTTTTTTGACCTTCAACTTCTAAGCTTTTTAACTGCCTGTTAAACTCAAACTCTAATTGCATTAACTCTTTTTTGTACATAACTTCTTGTTGCATTTTTTGAGCTTCTAATTGTGCTTTTACTTGTTCAAGTTGAGCTTGACTTTGTGTTATTGCTTGGTTTTTTTGTACTTCTGCTTGTGCAGCTGCTTGAGCTGATTGTTGATTTAACTGAGCTTGTTGCTGCATGTTTTGCTGTTGTATCACTAAGTCATTATCTAGTTTTCTTTTTCTACGTATTTTAAGAAGTTGATTAGCTAGCTTTACATTTTTTATTTCTCTTAAATCTATAGCATCTGCAAGTTCTATTATTTGTTGTTGCAATGCCATTTGTATATTGTTTTCAAGAAGTTGTTTTTCTTCTTCATCAGGCATAAGTTCTATAAATATACCAAAGTCATACAGGTGTAATTGTTTTAATTCTTCCAATACAGCGGCGTTGTGCACGCCTATAGACTCTATAAAAGCTTCTTTTGCAGGTGAGTATTCAATAATATCAGATATTCTAAGTGACAAACACTCTGCTACTTCTGCTGTTAAAAATAAACCAGCTTGTAAAATATGTCTTGTTGCTGTATTACTGTTAGCAGCAGCAAGTTTTTGTATACCTACTAAAGCGTTTTTATCTGGCATGCTACCATCTCTAGCTTCGTTAAGTCCAGTTACATCACGAATCATCTGTAAGTAATAGTTATAGTTACCTATAAGTGCTTGCATTTTGTTACCACCACTACCACTAGTTATTTCTTGAATAGGTATTTTACCAGCATTCATATCGCCATCTGATGTGTAAGATCTACCTATAACACTACCTGTTTGAAAAAACATGTTTAAAGCTTCTTGTGGATTGTAGTTAGTACCATTGCCAAGATCAACTTCCGCTAAACCATCAGCATCTAAATAAACACCATCTGGTACCATACGTGATAATACCTGTTGTATCTTCAAATGTGTTAGCTGTATCATGTCAGCAAAACCAGTTATTTTCTTTACTATAGAATCTATTTTACCATTATACATCCTTGGCGCTACAATTGCATAATTCATTTTTACCTTAGTAAAATTACTTTTAGGTCTAACCATGTTTTTAGCTATTTCCCATCTAAGTAATTTGTCTGTACCAAGTATCATGGCACCATCATAAAGAACTTCTATAGACCTTATCATTCTACTATATTCACCTTCTTTACCTTGTGGTGGATTAAACGTGTCATCTTTTGGTATTACTTTATCTGCACCAGTACCAGTTTCTTTCATCTTGTACACTTCGTTCATATAAGTTTTATAATTAAAATATAAAACCTGAATAGTGTTATTATCTTCTTTGTGGTAATTGTGTATAGAGTTATAATTAGCTTTATGGTGAGATTTGTTTTGCATAATCTCTTCAAGATCACTACCTGTTAAATGTGGAAACTGTTTGGCTAGTTCGTTTACAGGTATTGTTTTTACTTCACCAACATAATATATATCTTCAAAATACGGTGATTCAGTATAAGAATAAACTAAATTTGCTGGATCAACATAATCTACAACAACGCCTTCAGACGTATTAAAAGAAGTTTTAACAGCACCAATACCTAAAACTGTTAAGTCATAATAAAATTGTTTTTTTATTAACTCGTATCTGCTTCCCTCCATTAAAGTGTTTATAGCTTGCTCTTCTGCTAATTCTATTGATTGTTTATAGTTTAGCTGCATGTGTAGCTCTAACTCTTCGTTAGATTGTGGTATTTGTTGTATATCGCTTTTTCTTACGTTAAGATTTAACTCTCTTTGTACCGCAGCGTTAAAATCTTGTAATCTCATATCACTAAGTATACCTTCCATATACTCGGTTCTTTGAGCTACACTAAAAGGATCTTGTGAATAAGCTTTTACATCATATGTTCTTTCAGCTATACCATTAACAACTATATCTACAAACTTAGATATAATTGGTACTGGCTTCCAGTCTAAATTTAAATAGGACAAATCACCATTTATAGATAACTCATCCTTATATTTTTGTATAGACTGTTCGCCTCTAGCATACAGTCTTAAATTATGAAAATCATTATGGTTTGATCTATATCTATTTAAATTTCTATCATCATTAAACCATTCTTGTTCTATTGCTTTACCTACCTTTAAACCATAATCATAGCTTAGCTTTTCAGCATCACTAACTGTTTGACTCGGGAAATAATTTTTAATGCCAGAATATGCCATATTATTATTTGATTATTTGTGAATTTGTTCCAGTATTACTATATTTAGAAATACTTATATTTATTTTAGGTTTTTCAACCCTTGCGTTTGGCGCATACAAATGTCTATTGTTTGCCATTACAGCTAGACCACTACTTATAGTTGCATCAAACTTAGTTCTTTTTGTTATATCAAACTTACTCCAATCATTTAGTAAATCATTAAAATACAAATTACCAAATGTTCCATCTTGTTTCATACCTACATGATTTTGAATATACATTTCAATTGCAGCTGCATGAGCTTGTTTTATATCTTCGCTAGAGTTTGGTATACCACCAACTTCTTTTTCAGCTACAGATAATTTATTCCATACTTTGTCAGGCCTGTTCATACTAAAACCTCTATAACCTCTACGTCTTAAATAATACAACAACCTTGGCTTATTATTCTCTGCTAGTATTGGCATGCCATAAAACACTATTGCCATTAATACATCTTCAAAAAATATTTCAGCAGTAGGTGGTCTTGATAAGTATTCTAAAAAAAAGCTATTTGCAGGCGCGTCTTCCATACTAAATTTAGTTAAACCATGTAAAGCTCCTTTAGAACCTTGACCATCTACAGTTCCTGATATATCATAACTATCACAACCAAAAGCACCCATGTGTTCATTACCAGGGTATCTAATACCGTTTTTTATTATTACTTTATTTTGTAAATGTTGAGGTGGTATCCAACTAATTTTAAATCTACCTTTTGGATCAGGATAAAATATTACGTTTGTATCTTTAACACCGTTAATCCATTGAAAATTACCCGTAGTAATACCAAGCGTTTTAGCCATCTCTTCGTTGTAGTCTATCTGCTCGTATATTTTAATTAAATTAAATATACTATTTTTTGTTTCATCTCTAAACGCGTGTTCTTCTGTTCTTGGAAACTGTCTGTAAAACTCGTTTAAAGCATCTTGA